GTGTGGCGTAGATACGATAATCATTTTAGTATTTTTACCAGACGATATTGTAGGAAACACTGAACTAAAAAATTGTTCGGCAATAGTTGCAGGTACGAAAGCACACTCGTCTAAGAATATAATGTTATAAGAACCTCCTCTAATTGCACTTGAAGATGTGGCAGCTGCAACCACTTTACTACCATTTTCTAATTCTATATTACCTTTATTCCAATTTAATACACCTTGTTGTAAAAACTTAGGTATATTCTCATAAGCTAATTGAAGTCTACCTAATATATCTCTTGCAGTAGATGATTTGTTTGCAAGTATGGCAACATTAGTATTCGGATTAAATAAAACATAGTGTAATAGATAAGAGACTATTGTAGTTGATTTACCTGATTGTCTTGGTAATTTACATATAGTGAAACGGTTGTTGTGCATTGTACCAATCATTTCTTTTTGAAAGTTGTACATTTTAAATGGTACAAGTCCTTCATCAAGCGAAACAATCTTTACATAGTTTTGAATAAAATATAAAGGGTCTTTAGAACATCTATCAAATTCTATTATTTGTTCTTGTGTAAATTCAACAGGTACGTTAACTTTTTTTAAATTAGGATTACCTAGATATACGGAAGACTTTTCATTCATGTTTATTTGTTCCTATATTCTTTTGGAAATACAAAATCATTTACTACAACACCTTCTATATGAGTATAACCTAATTTAACAGCAGCCAACACCATATCTACTCCTTTATAAACACTGTGTCTATTTTTGGCGTTAATATGTTCAATTACTTCTATAGGATTAATCATAGCCGCACCTTGTAATATTTCATTACTAGGTGTTTCAGTTACCATATATTTCAAATTACTTATCTGAAATATCTGACTGTTTGGTTGTGTTTTGAGTGCTTTCAATATTTTCATTTTTATTCTTTAACATTTGTTGTAAATCTTTTGTACTACCTACAAACAACGCATTTTTAATTTGAGGCGATGCTGATTTAGTTACTGATTTTAATTCTTTTAATTTTTTTTGTAAATCTTGAAGTTTATCTACTGTGTTTGCTACATTTGCAATTAAAGCACCAGCAACTTCGTATGCTCTAGGATGTTGTCCTTCTTTTGCAATTTCTAAAATACCTTCAATTGCTTCTTGACCTTTTTCAATAAGATTATAATAATTATCTCTGCTATATTTGTAATCGTTATCTATATCAGGTTTTGTAGTATCTTCAACTCTAGGTACAGGAACATTATCAACTTTAACAATAGATTCTAATGTAGGCTTTTCTTTAGATTCGATACCTAATATTTCATTAACTTTATCTTCAAGCTTTGTCATAATACTATTTATTATATAATTAATATACTATTTTGTAGTGTTAAAAGTTTTTTTTAATCCTTCACTATATTCTTCAATTGTTGTAGTAAAACCAAAATCTGTATCTGCTTTTGCATCAGCAGGATTTGGTGTTATAGTAATAGTTTCTTCTAACGGAGGATTTGGTACTGCACCTGGCACCTCACTATATAAATCTGATGTAGTTTTTGTAATAACTTTAGAAGTAGTAGCCGGTCCAAACAAATATGTTTTTGCAGTAAAATTTAATGTGTAGATAACTGCTCGTCTTTGGTCAAAATTACCAGTGTAACTATCTTCATAAGTTACAGTGTTTAATATAATAGGTATATCTCTCTTAATATTTAATTCAGGTAATAAATTTAATGTTACAGTATAATCTGGTTGAAAGAAAGGTAATATTTGTTCTACTATTTGTAAACCGTTTTCTGCATTTGCAGTAAATACGTTAAGCGTATAATTAATATTATATGGAACTGGTGTATAATTATAATTTATTGCTTGTTCAGTATCTGCACTCACACTTCTATATTTTTGAACTCTTGTTAATTTTCTAGTCGGGTCATAAGTAATACCTGATATTTCAAAACTCATACGAGGCAAAACAATTGCAAATTCTCTTTCATTTAAATCTTTTTGTTGGTCTAAACGAACTATAAATTTTTCTTTTGGTGCATAAGCCAACGGTACAATAATGCTTTGAACTGTATTACCATTAGGGTCATTTTTTTTAACCTGTATTTTATTAAAAATTGTTCCAAATGCAACAGTTAATTTTCGTAAACCTGAATTATAAAAAAAATTACCAAACATTAAAATACTCCTCCTGGTTCACCAAATGGATTCATTTCACTAAAGTCTAATAAATCATCTGTTGTTGTTGTTGTACTAAATCCTGCTTCTGTATCAAATTCAAAATTATTTGCATAAGGAGAAATAATATTTTCATTTGCTGTTTCTAATAACAGATATGCACTACTATTATTTGTAATATCTAAAGTGCCTGATTCTAATAATAATGATTCTGCCAATTGATTTACAAAAACATTTACCGTTAAACTTGTTTCTAAAGTAAAACGATTATCTAATTGATTTATTGAATATGCTTGTTCTTTTTCATCAATAATAGTAACACCAGTAGCTAATTGTTCGTTAGAATATTCCCAACGAGTTACTTTAAGTTTGTAAACTGGTAAATTGCCTAATTGAAAAAATGGTTGTTGGTCTTCCACAAATAGTATTTCAAAAAAACTATTCATTAAAGGTAGATATAAAATATCACCTTCATTTGGTCGACCTGGTGCAATTAAATTAGTTCTTGCACTAATCAATTCTTGAAATCTTCTTTTAGAAACCATAAATGTAGTATCTTCACGAATTTCTAAACCAAATTTATTAATAATTTCTTGTTGACCTAAGAATCCTTCTGTAGTTTCAAAATACATTTCAACAGGTAAGGCCATATTAAATCTGCTGGCCACATCTTCACCTAGAATAATATCTTTATTAACCAATGTTCTTGGTAAATAATATACAAGATTACCATAGATTTTTAAACCTTCTATGATTAAATCTTCATGTAATCTTTGTTCTGATGTATTTCCAATGCCGTTACCGGATTGAAAATAATGATTCATTACTACCATTGTTTATCCTATCAAGAATGCTGCTGGGATTTCGTATGTACTTCTTATTTCTGCTTCTAACTTTTCAATTTCTGTTAAAGCTTCTGTAAATATTTTTTCTCCATTTAGTGTTACGCCACCTAACATAGCAACTCCACCAAACTTGCTTAAATTTTGTCCCCATTGTTGTTTAAACTTAGCAGTAACATATCTTTTTAACCAAAGGTCGTTATAAACATTTGTATAAGTATTTGGGTCTAATTTTCTGTAACACTCAATAACAAGATGTTCGCCAACTTGTAAATCATGTTCCCAATCCAAATCAAGATATAATCTATTATCATGTTGTTGAAATCTTATTGGTTTCATACCAACTAAAATCATATCTAAGAAATCTAAATGTCTTAACACCATGTCGTAATTGATAATAGACGTAGATGCAAAATCGTAAAGGTCATTTAAACGCAATTGATATCTTACGTCAAACATATTTAAATTTGCTTTATCAGAAAAAGGAAGAATATTAATTACTGATACAACACTTGGCGGCACAATAATATAATTACTTGCTTCATACCACGTAGAAGTAACAGGTGATTTTGCATTATTAACAAAAGTTAAACCTATTGGAGTACCAGCAGTTGTTGTAATAGCAGAACCTCCTGATGTTGTTGATAATTGAAATGTTGTTGTACCATTTGTTGCTATGATATAATAAATTGTTGCATTTTGTATATGACCAGATATTGTTCCTGTACCTGTATTTAATCCTGTAATTGTTACTGTTTGACCTATTACTAAAGGTAGGCCTGTTGTATTACAAGAAAAATTACCAGACGTATCTGTAATAATTACATTAAATAATGTTTGGTCTTGATAAGTATTATTTTGTGTATTTGATTCTGCGTTAGGTCTAGATGCTTTCAATCTAGTCTTATCTTCAGCAGTTAATTTATATTTAAGATAAGTTCTACGAATACCATCATAATGAAATTGTGAATAAAACTGTAAAGCTTCATCTAGACGATCTTCTAATTGGTCATCATCAGCATTAATTTCAATTACAGGTTTACCTAATGAACGTAAAGCGTATTGTTTTAATGTTTCTCTTGTTGCTGGAATTGCCATTTCATACCTTAATTAAGTCTTTTTATATATTTATAATAAGATTAACCAAGAGCTATTGCTTGAGCAGTAGCAAATGATTGTGTAGCAACAGGAGTAGGTTGACCAACATAATACGCATTCCAAGAAGAAGTACCAGTACCTGAAGTAGAAATCGCAGCATAATAAGCATTAGTACTAGCAGGCATTGCATTTATTGTATTTCCACCAGAACTTTGAACCGTTACTGTACCTGTACTATTATTTACAATAAAAAATGTTTGTCCTAATGACAATGTACTTGTTACTGGCAATAAAACTGTTTGATTTGATGTTCCTGTAAAATATTGATTATATGTGCTTGATGCTGTTAATGTAGTTGTAGAACCAGCAGTTGCTGTTGTTGTATAACCTACAAGTCCTACTGAACCTGTGTAACCAATTGAACCTGAGTAACCAATTGCTCCTTGTGAACCTGTATATCCTACCGAACCAGCATATCCTTGTGAACCAGAATATCCGATTGAACCTGAGTAACCAATTGCTCCTTGTGAACCTGTGTAACCAATTACTGTTGAAGCAGAACCTGTATAACCTATTGAACCTGTGTAACCAATTGAACCTGTATAACCAGTTGTACCTAATACAGTACCTCCTGCAGTAGTACCATCATGCAATCTTAATGTTTTTGCTTGTGTATCTACTGTAACTTCTCCTACTACTCCCGTAAAAGAGTTAGATTGTGTAGTATTTCCTCGTCTAAACTGTAAAACTGTAGGCATCTTTTTTTAATCTCCTATCATATTTATATATTTTTTTAATTACACCTAATAATTATTTAAGTATTTAAATCATAAGTTACTGTATTACCATTAGGTTCCATCATATCATATAATGGTGAAGTAGAAACTCCAAACGCATCTGTACTATTTGTAAAAGGAACTTCTCCTTGTGCTAAATCATAATTTCCTGTAGCTGCTGGAAAATTAGTTGTAGAAACTATAAATCCTTGTGCTGTTGAACTGATTTGTGAATCAACATAGGATTTTGTTGCAACATCTTGAGCATTTATAGGGTCATTTACATTTATAATATAATGTGAATTAATATCTATTTTTCCTGTTCCATTAGGACTTATTTTAATATTTTCGTTAGTATTTAAACTTGAAATAATATTTGTATTAAATGTAATATCGCCTGTGCTTGCAGATGAACCTGTATAACCTATTTTGTTACCACTTATAACCCAAGCATAGCCATCGTATATCCAAGTTATATCACCTAATGTATAACTATCATTTGTATTTGCTGGATAAGGAAAATTTAATGCCATATTTTTTTAATCGTTAATTGAATCCCATTTTTTAGTTGTTTCATTCCATATATATTGTTTTCCATCAGTTGGACAAGCAACTGGTGGTTCCCAATTACAAGTATCTTCATTTAATATCCAACTAACATAAGGTTTAGGTGGAATAAAAGCATCTCTTTGTTGGTCATATTGATAATTAATACCTGCAAAGTTTTTTCTAAAATTACTATTATAAGAAGTTTGTTTCCAAGCATCTCTTGTATTATAAAGTTTATTAATAAAATCTACTCCAGCTTGTTCAGTAATAGCAATATCATTAGATACTACGATTACTTGTTCAACTATATTTCCTACTCCTAATTTTGCAAAATGTGCCATAAATTACCCTGTTATACTTCCACTATCGTTAAATACTAAAACTGTTTTTCCTGAAACTCCAGTTGTAACTGTCGGAGAGCCAGTTGTTGTTCCTGAATAACTTGCATCAGGCATACTTAATATAACAACACCTTTACCACCTGCTGCACCATTTCCACTAGCCCATGATCCACCGCCACCACCTCCTGTATTAGCTGTTCCAGCAGTTCCATTTACACCACTTCCTCCACCTGCTCCTCCACCACCAGCACCACCTGAACCTGCTGTTCCAGATGTTGTATATAATCCACCTCCACCGCCACCTGCTCTTGTAATTGAAGAACCAGTAATTGAAGATGCTAACCCAGTACCACCATTTCCTGATACAGTTCCACTAGTAGCATTTGAACCAACAGCTCCTGCTCCTCCACCGCCACCTGATGGATAAGGTGGACTTCCATAACCACCATTTCCACCCCCAGCATATCCTTGATTTGCTGTTCCAGAACCTCCATTTGTTGTATTACCTCCCCATGACCCACCTGCTCCACCAGAACCTCCACTTAATCCTGTTGGGTTAACGTCTCCTACACACGCACCTCCGCCACCTCCATTAGATGTAATTGTACTAATCCCTGTTCCTGAAATTACACTATTATTTCCATTACTACCATTAACTCCTCCAGTTACATTACCAGCAGAACCTCCTCCACCAACTGTAACTGTATAAACTACTCCAGGAGTAAAACTTAAACTTGATTCAGCACTTCCTCCACCACCAGAAGTTCCAACAGAAGTTCTATATCCTCCTGCACCACCTCCCCCAGAAGCTCCTCCTCCACCACCAGCTACCACTAAAAAATCAACTGAATACATTGTCGCAACTGTAACTTGAGAATCGGAAGTTAATAACCATCCTTGTGTTGAATCTATATAAGTTAATGTTACAGCTTCTCTTTTAGTATTTAAAAGAACATTACTTGTAGAACCATTAATCTTTAATCCATTTGTAGCAACTGTAACTTTATTTGTAGCAAAAGTTCCTGCATAATCCACTATTGCAATTGTATCTCCTAAAGTAGCGCTAGATGGTAAAGTTACAGTTATAACTGATGATGTGGTATTTACCGGATAACCTTTTGAAACAACAGCTGTAAAATCTGCTGTTTTTACTGTTTGCCAAATTACACCTGAACCAGATGAACCTGAATAACCTATTGAACCAGTATATCCTAAACTTCCTGTGTAACCAATATTACCTTGTGAACCAGTATATCCTTGTGAACCAGTATAACCAATTACACCTTGTGAACCTGTGTAACCTAAACTTCCTGTATAACCTGTTGTACCTTGTATACCTTGTGAACCAGTATATCCTAAACTTCCTGTGTAACCAATATTACCTTGTGAACCAGTATATCCTTGAGAACCAGTATATCCTTGAGAACCTGTATATCCTTGAGAACCAGTATAACCTTGACTACCTGTGTAACCTTTAGAACCTGTATAACCAACTACTGTTGAAGCAGAACCAGTATAACCAGCACCAGCAGAACCAGTATAACCAACTACTGTTGAAGCAGAACCAGTATAACCTAAATTACCTAAAAGGCCTGGGTCTCCAAATTGAACCCACTGTGAACTATCACTATCTTGCAAATAGAAAAATTGTAAACCTGTATTACTATTAATCCAAACATCTCCTACATTTGGACTTCCTGGAGGAGTAGTTGAAACAGTGGTAGAAAAATTGCCTTTACTTCCAGTATAACCTTGTGAACCATTATAACCAATATTTCCTTTAGAACCTGTATAACCAATTAAACCAAAACTTCCTGTGTAACCTACAGAACCTGTATAACCTTGTGAACCAAAATATCCTTGACTGCCTGAGTAACCTACTGAACCATTATAACCTGTATCTCCTTTAGAACCTGTATAACCAACAGAACCTGTATAACCAATTGAACCGGTATAACCTAATGAACCTGTGTAACCTATTACACCTTGAGAACCTGTGTAACCATTTGTTCCGGCAGAACCTGTATAACCTAATGAACCAGTATAACCTATATTACCTTGTGAACCGGTGTAACCTAAACTTCCTGTATAACCTGTATTACCAAATGAACCTGTGTATCCTTGAGAACCAGTATAACCTGTGTTACCAAAACTTCCTGTATAACCTTGTGAACCTGTGTAACCTGTGTTACCAAAAGAACCCGTGTATCCTTGAGAACCAGTATAACCGGTATCTCCTTTAGAACCTGTATAACCTTGAATACCTACGGCACCATCTAGGTTAACAGTCCAAGAAGCATAAGTTCCAGAACCGACTGAAGATGTTTTTGTAAATATT